CCCCAGTCTTTTATATGCGATTTTAGCTCATCGTCTGTATTAAAACTAATTACGCTATCTACATAGCGTATTGATTCTATAATCTTAGTTCGTTCTTCTAATAAATGAAATGGTCTATTAGATCCTTTTCGTTCTTTAATCCTATCATCAGAATCTAACCCTATTCTAACGACTCCAAGCATCGAAGCATATTGCAATAGCATTAAATGGCCAATATGCAAAATGTCAAAACATCCGTTAACCCATATTTTAGGCCTCGACATATTGCTTAGCATAGTTATCGTAATAGTTCATATTCAATAATTCCTTATTGTCTCTTAGCCATTCGTAATATCTTCTATACACGTCATGAATATATTCTTGATCCTTTAATGCCAATGGCCGTGTAGCAATATCTCTGGACTCTTGTTTATGATGCTCAAAGTTATCGGGCTGATTGATATTACCACTTTGTTTGTGTCCAGCCATATCAGCAGGATCGCTCCAGTTAAAACAATAGGACGGCACATAATCTTTATTGTGTTCGTCTAACTGCTGCTCATCACGCAGTTTAGTGTACCAGCTCAATCCTTCATAACCTGTAATATCAGTTCTAAATCCGATCTCTTTAATACGCTTCATATTTACAATAACACTAGCCTCCAGCGTATTCATACATAGCTTAATTTCATTGCCAATAGCAAATAAACTCGATTCAGGCTTCCAAGCATCTTTATTGTTAGCTATTATACCATCTACAGCCTGCTGCATGTGCCAAGGCAAGTAGATATCATCATCATCAGCTAGCATAAAATAATCACCGCAAGCATATTTAACAGCATCACGTAATATAGCGCCACGATTAGTGTATGGCTTTCCCGTTTCGTGATCGGTACTATTGTTGATGACTACGATACTTAAATCTGTAAATCCTTTGCTTATCGGATACTCTGTATCTGTATTATATATAATTAACTCTTTATAAGGATAAGACTGCGCAAGGTATTGGGCAATAATGCGTTCAACACATCTAAACCGTCTATAAGTGGTGCATACAAAGCTAATTTTCTTCATTTAGCAAATTAATATAATTAGTAACACCTTGCTCTATTGAAATTTGTGGCATCCAACCAGGCATGATTTTTTTCTTATCTGCTATTGTGTGAAATTGATATCCTTTAGGTATATGATCATCTTCTACGTAATAATAAGACTTACCCATTATGTTGCACAAGTATTCATACATATATGAATTGCCAGTCCCTACATCATAGTATTTACCTTGTATTTTTTCATAATGTTCTAAAGCAAATAGATTAGCTGATACGACATCTGATACATGTATAAAATCTCTTGAAGGATTGCCTTTAAATAAGCCAATACTTTCTTTTTTATAATTCTGATATATAAAAGATGCCATCTTGCCTTTGTGACTTTCTCCTGGCCCATATACGTTAAAATATCTTAACGCTATGGCATTGTGCTGCAATACATATAATTCTCCTAGATACTTACTCCATCCATATACATTTGTTGGATATTGATTGTTGTTGCCATAACAGGCAGCAGATGAAGAATAGATAAGCTTCTTTTTATTGAAAGTACACCAATCAGTTATCCACTTTGTAGCTAGAAAATTGTTATACATCATATATTCGATGTCAGTATTTAGTGTATTGGTACAAGCACCTACATGGAATACTACATCAGGATTAAAATAGGTAAGCGTTTTGTTTATTAATTCTTCATTGTAGTTGCCATCTATACCTACAGGACTATCTAATTTGTTAAATAAAGCGCTGGCAATAAAACCATTTATGCCAGTTATTAATATTTTATCACAACTGCTCGTTATCATTTAATCTGTTCCAAATTTCAGGAGACCAACTATAGAGAGACATGTGTTTACCATAAGTTAATTCAAATTCATAATATTGTTTATACAAAATGCCATAATCATATAGTTTATCCATAACAGTTGATTGATTGGCCGTATATTCTAGTTCAAGATATTTTTTAATAATTGAACCAAACCATGACGGACCATGCCAACTATTATGTTCATTGATTGAATTAATGCAATACTCTAATATTGGAGACTCTTTTTTAAATACAAAAATATTGTTAGGTATCGTAAAATCAGTCTCATTGTGATAGAATAGTGAGCCATTATTACAGAACATGTCATCTAATGGCTTAGATATATTAAAGTCAATATCTAAGTAAATACCTCCATATTTATACACCAACCAAATTCTTAATATGTCAGCGCAAAATGCGTAATTTTTAATATTGTAAAATTTACTATACCATTTTTTTAAATTATCAGGAATTTCATTATCAATGTCTTCCCAAAGAATATGCTTTATATCTGGATTTAGACTTTTAATGGTTTGTACATATTGTTTTTCTCTTAATGGAATTTTAAATGTGCCTACCCATATCTGATGTATTATTTTTTCAACCATTGTTAAACTTAACCAATATAGATCCTCTAAATGTTGGCAAATATAGATACCATAATATTCTTTTATTGTTATTCAGCATAAAATCATTGACAGATGATCTTACTTCTGGTATATAATCATAATCATCTATAATGGCGTAATGAGAATTATTCATAGCTAAATTTAGATCATGAATTTTACAACCATAGTTATGACAGCCATCAATACTAACTAAATCAAAAAATATTGGGAGTGTATTTTGTTGTTGTGAATCTATGTGTTGAATTTCCCAATCACAAGTTCCTTTATAGTATTTTTTAATGTTATTTACAGCAATTTCATTATTACCATAAGTCTCTAAGTCCCATCCTAGGGCATATTTAAGATTGCCATATCCAAGCAATGTAGGCAGAAAACTAAATCCAAAACGCACACCTATTTCTAAAAATGAAGATGGTTTGATGGTTTTTGATATTGCATAATACCATTCAAAACAATTACCACTCCAAACATAATCGTAAGAATCGTATTTAGTAAAAAATTCTGAGTTTATTATGTCATGTATAGATTTTGGTTTGTTGGAGAGGATTTCATCGATCATATAAGAATTGTTTTCTTTTCTGTTTTCTTAACCCAATCATAGTAAAAATATGTAGCTGATGATTCTGGAACCTTTAAATCTAAATTGTATGGCAACTTATTTATATAATCGGCTTTATAGAATAATCCGTGCGCATTACTAGTTATGCCTGCATTATGATAGATATTAAATTTATCTAATTCTGCATAAGCCGATGTACCCCAGGCAAAGTCAAATGCGTTATGAATCTTAGTATTGATACCACGTTTCCATGCAGTCCATAGTAATGCCCACATATCAGCACACCATATCTGCAATTCGTGGTATTTATCTATATCTTGCTTTTTCTTATTGGATAACTCATTAATATCTTTAAATAGACGTTCGCTATAGTATTCAACACTATACCAAAATGCAGCGTCAACATTCTTCATAAGATATTGTGCGCCAATATCTTGTTTATCTATACTCTTTTGCTGTATAAGATCATTATCTATGCCAACAATGTTGGTCATAGCATCTAGTACATCCTGGCCTTTGCTAACGATATAGTCATATCCTATATACCATTTTGTGTCGCTACCGTACCAGTCTTTGGCATCTAGTAGATCATCTGCAAGCCATTTATTAGGTGATTTTATAAATAGCATATCACAGTCGTGATAGAATATAATATCATCCTGCAAATATGGATGTTCTTCCCAATGCTGCTTTAAAATATTAGGTCGTATGCTACTTATATATTCACGCTTTTGTCGTCTGTCACAATAAAAGAAAAATCTGGATGGATAGGTTTCTGCCAGTCGCGACCATACTGGAGGCACAACGCATCCTTCTTTATAACATACAATATCAATATGATTAGGATTTATGCCCATAGAATAGAAGTTTGTGAGCATCGTTTCTACTTGCCAAGCGTAATAATCATTGGCAGGCTGTGCACACATATATCTAAGCTGTGACATTAGCAATCTCCTATATTATTAGGATCATTATTTAATATTTGTCCATTATTAGCAATTCTAGCAAACTGCTGACTAGTATTGTCTGCATACCAGTTACCACCACCAGGATATACTGTGCCGATTGTATTTTTATAGAATTGTGTACATAGTTTAAATACAGCATTATTCCCATAAATAGTTTTAGGGCCATCACCTATTCCAGCACATGCATTAGCTTTAGATGTTGCGCTTTCATAAACATTAGTAAATGCAGTTAAGCCACCTAGAGTTGTAGTTGTTGTAGTGCTTGTTGTAGTCGTACTTGTTGAAGTTGTACTTGTAGATGTGGTAGATGTAGATGTAGTTGTAGTAGCTGGGCAATCTGCTGCATCATTATTTACTATTGTGCCTGAATTAGATATACGTGCATATTGATTGCTTGGCCTATGCGCGTACCAATCGAAAGCCCCATTAAGCGGATCATTCGTATTTCCAGATGCATAGTATTGCGTACACAATTTGAACGTTGCGTTGTTGCCCCAGATTGTGAACGGTCCTGAAGCGCCACCACCTGAACATGCTACACTTGCCGATGTGACGCTGATCCATACGTTATCAAATTGAGTCAATCCTGCTTGTGTTGTAGTAGATGTACTTGTCGTTGTCGGGAATGTATATGACTGTGACGCCGTCCATGCTGATTGCTCGGTAGGCGTTGTACACTGCTGAGCAATGCGTATGTATACCGTTCCTGATGTTAATCCCGTATCAACATTATTGGGTGAAGTACAATCCATCGATTCACCAAACGCAGGCGACCATGTTGCGTTATCACTTGACCATTGAACTTTCATGCCATCGCAGTTATTAACACCAGAAGGAGTAAACGATACACTAAATGTACCACCAGACACATGACTAATACTATTAAGCGTTGGCGTTGGGCATGCTAACGTTGTAGTACTTGTGCTTGTAGAAGTAGATGTAGATGTACTTGTTGTGCTTGTAGTACTTGTTGTACTAGTAGATGTGCTTGTTGTAGATGTGCTTGTACTTGTTGAAGTACTAGTAGAAGTGCTTGTCGTTGTAGGACAATTTCCTTGGCTTATTATAGCACCACTATTATTGATTTGCCTCCAGCATGATCCATCACTATAAAAGTTGTTGTTACCCTCAAACGGATCTCCTGTGTTGTTGCTACCGTAAAATAACGTAGCATTACAGAACACAGGATTGTTAGCCCATATTGTAACAGTACCAGGAGTCTCTCCGCAAGCCGTAGGACCATCTACACTTGACTGTCGAAGCGTGTTAAATTCTGTCAATCCTTGTGTAGTCGTACTTGTAGAGGTACTTGTTGTTGATGTGCTTGTTGTGGTAGTACTTGTTGTAGATGTACTAGTAGTCGTAGGGCCTGCAGTAGTTGTTGGTACAACAACACCAATTAGCTCATAAGCCGTTACTTTAACTTTGTCTGCAACAAGATCATACGACAATGTTTCTGGTCTAAACATCTTGCCCTGATATCGTGCTGGAGCAGTTGCGTCAAAACTAAATGTTTGCCAAGGTTTAATCTTATCAACACCTAAAATATCAAGATCTACTCGGTAATAATCTGTATCAGCAGCATAAGCTCCAGACATCAACGCATATTCTTTTGCACCTGTCAATGCTAACCTATCATCGTTAGTCTCAAAAAATGTCGTCATATCTCCATTAACGAAATTATCGACATTATTATAAACTCCACGATTGAGCTGTGGATAGAATCCACTAAAACTCATTGATACTTGTCTTGATCCAGCAAGCCATCCAGCAATTCCGCCAACACCATTAGTAATCTTAGGGAATGCATTCCCAATATTAGCCGTACTATTTATAACATTAGTATTGCTAAACGATACATATACGGCATTGATATCCCTATTATGTGGGACATAACTTAGATTCTCTATGTCATTATTCGATATTGTTACATTAAACTCATCAACACGTCTATTTACATAGAAATTGACATTGAATGCAGATCCAAAGATTGCTCCTTCCATACCTGCAAATGTCTGTACTTTAGCATATACGCTATTGCCATTGGCAAAATACATAGGCGTATCATGCACAAACATTAAACTACTATAATCAGTAGTATAAATATTAGTCGGAGAATTAAGAATATCCGTCAATCGCTCAAATGCAAATTCAGTATTAACACCACCACCTGTATCTAGTACAAGATTAGCCGACCTAAAAATGGTGGTATTGTTATTCATAATGTCAATACTGGAAACAATATCATAAATAAAGTCGCCAGCAGCCCAAGCATTTAAGAAATAATCCTGATCGGTTTCATAGGATATATTCTGCGGGAAGTTATTTGTAGCTGTGCCAGTAACCCATGTTCCAACATTTAATCTATTGATACGTGGAGTCATCCTAACCGTAGTTATTTTGCTACGTTCATCCGTACCAATATCACTTACAGTAAATTCAAATGGGAATCGATAAACCGAAGATGATCCTCTAGGCTGTAAATAAAGCACAGAATTGGCCGTAGGCACGTTATAAACTGATCGGCCATCATAATTGCCAAGATTAGAAAATAATGACTGGTAAAGCGATGTACGATTGGTTAGCTCATCAAATAACGTAACTGTTGTTGCACCATGAATGCCTCCAATGCTTTGCACATTGGATTCTTGCGTCATTAGGTTATAGTCATAATCAATCGTACCTATAGTACTTATATCCGTATTAACATTAGTGCCTGATATATCTATTTCAAGCCATATAGTACCAGCTAATGACGAAAATGGATTAGACTTTATAGCCATTATATCTTGTAATAAACAGGGATTGTATTAGTAACTTTTTTGCCTGTAAGCGTTATGGTAAGTGGCTGACGAACCATTGTTCCTTCTAGATTAGCCGTCCAGGTAGAATCGGATACGATGACTTGTTCGCTTACAGTCGTATTGCTAGCATCTGGGAAGAATGTAATGATTACCTCTCCAGCCGTATTTGTGTAGGCATTATTTAATACATCTAGTAGTGGCTGACTATTAATAAGCCTATCCCAGCTTAGTACAGCCTCAAAGCGATAGCCACCTAATTGCGAACGTAGATTGCCATTGATAGCTTCATCAAATGCTTTATCCGTATAATAATATGGTCTATACGTATAACTGCCATCCGATACATTTATATTCTTTGGGAATCCAGATACAACCGTAATAGATGAACCATTATCAATAGCTACATTAAAACGACATTCTTTAATTTGACGATCCATTAGATATAGCTTATCTGTTCAGTTCTTAGATTACGCTCGCCTTCTCGTACTGCAATAGCCAGTCCTCTGCGATCTACAGTTGCATTGATATTTATAGCTTGTCGTAGATCTCGTGGCATAGGCTGTGCATTCATACTGATGAATTTAGCGTTGTTAAATTCTGTCATTCCTCTACCCTGTGTAAGGCTATCCAAATATACATCATTTATGTAAAAGCCTCTTTTACCACCGCCCTCAATATTTTTATCACCCTTCTTTGTTTGTGTAATCTTACGGATCGCTATAGCACCATTGGCAATAAGCATAGCAGTCGATGCTGCTGCTTTAATTGGATTGTCAATACTTGTAGCTAAAGCTCTTTGCACACCCATAATTGTATCAACAACCACCTCTGCAACACGCAGTCCTTTTGTGTCGCCAAATATAGCCTCACCGATAGCAAATGCAGAACTTGCAATTAATTCAGCTTGCTGCATTTTAAAATCAAATAGTTCTAATTCTGTCTGCTTTTCTTGTGCAGATTTTGCTAATATATATTCTCTTGAATTTAGTAATCCTTTCTCGCTTGCATCTCTTTCTAGTGCTTGTAGCGCTAAATTGCCACGTAACCGTATAAGCGATCTCTCATCTTCAAATGCTTCATAGCCTCTTAATATATATTCTTCTCTAGCTCTATTCGTAGCATCTGTCTGTTCATTAGTAGCCAGAAACATCTTATTATATTTATTAAACATACTCCATTTGAGCTCATACTTTTTCTTTTCAGCTTCGATCTCTTTATCAATTTGCTCCATAAGCATTTCTCTATGGAGTTCATTAACAATAGTATTAAATCGTTTAATTATCTCAATCCGCTCATTGCCTTTAATAAATTCTGAATTGACTAGATCTGATAATGTTTGTAGATCATTTAATAAACGCGCTTTATTTGCTTGATTTGTAAACTCATAAAAAGCAATCAAAAACTCCATTCTGGTTTTATAGATTCTATCATCTATTTCTTTTATTTTTTTTGCTGTCTTAGCTTCTTCTTCTCTTACTTCTGCTATATCAGCAACAAGCGTATAAGATTCTTCGTATTTCTTTCTTGCTTCCTCTAATTTTTTGTTAAGATCATCTTGTGCTTTGGCTCTTTTATCAGAAGCCATTTTCTCTTTAATGGCCAGCTTTTCTGTTTGTGATAAAAAGAATGGGAGTATAAAATTGCCAGCAATAGCTACAATTTTTTGTTGATCAGCCGTTATTTCTTGTATTCTTAGATACTCAGCAGCAGCTTCATTTATAAGTATTTGAGCTTGTTGTCTTAAGAACATAGCTCTTACATAATCAGCTGTTTTATTAACAAGTATCTGATTAGCTTCGTTAATACTTTCAGCAGTACCTAAAACTTTGCCCTGCGTTTCATTATATTTTTTTAATGCATTCTCTTGTAGTACAAATCCTTTAGTAGCAAGTTCTAAAAATGTTTTTGTCTCATATAATGATGCGATAAGACTTGCAAATTCATCATTAGTATTACTTGTTTCTTTTTGTGATTTTTGCTGACTTTGTTGCAAAAATAATAAGGCAGATGGCAGGGCAGATCCTAATAAAAAAATCAAACCAGCAGGCCCCATTAATTGTCGTCCTAATGCTAAAAATGCCTGCCTTGCTCCACCAGATTCCTTGCTTAATTGTTGAAAGCTTACAAGTAATGGATCAATATTATTAGATAAACCTATAAGACCAAATGGTGCATCTTGTACAATACGGCTAAAATTTACAAATGCCATATTTGCTGATGTCGTTGCGCCTGTAAGTTGGCTCATACTACCAGACATCGAATTGAAACCACTATTCATTCGCTCTGTAGCATAGAATAGTTGTTTTTGTCTATTGATAATATCCTGTTGTAAACTAGGTACATCAGCATATTTAGCCATCAATGAATCAAGCGACATAGCTACTTGCGCATACCCAGCAGCAGCTTGTGTATTAGCATTTTCTACAATGTTTTCTTGCTGGGCTATTAATTGATTTGTCTGCTGAATACTTGTTTTACTAGCAGCAGCACGCTGTCTAATGGCCTGTATTTCGCCTTGTGCAGCTGATCGTGCTTTGCGTAGTGATAAATCTATCTGGTCAATTCTAAAGCGCTCATCAGCCAATAGCTTGCGTAATTCTGCACGCTGCTGTTTAATTGCATCCGTCTGTGCTTTCGTCTGGCTAGTAGTACCTTTTTGGCCTGTGCCAGCCGTCCCTTTTTGTAGTTGATTGATTTCTTCCTGAGCCTGACGTTTTGATTCTTGGTCAAGCTCAATCTGTATCTGTAATTTTAGTTTTTCACTATCGGACGGATTATTGGCCATTACATTTAGATATAAAGTCTTTTATAGATAAAATTGTCCTCACTATCCTTAAGCAGCCCTACTTCAAATTCTTCATTGCTAAAAAAACCTTCGACAAATGGTGTATCTGGAGTCCACAAAACATCGGCCTTAGCTCTCCACCATGCTTCTTTCTGTTCATCTGTTATGTCGCTAATATTCTTATCCTGGTTCTGTTGCACCCATTCATTAATCTGATCATTGATAGCTTTGATCTTTTTGAATCTTGCTTCACTATAAGGGTTTAGCTTAACTCTAATACCATTAACGGTTATATACTTATCAAACATATTATCGTTTCTTTTGGGTTTGTGGATCTATGTATTCGTAGCACATCTTACTTACATAGGCTTGTGCTATTTGATCTATACGTAACTCCATAATAGCATTAGCACGTACAGGATCGAAGTTCGCTAAAATTAGTGCATTATATCGACTATTGCCGATTTTATTTGTCCATATAGACTTCTTAAGACTCGTTGGCCCACTACCCATATAATTACGAGCCGTCAAATAATAATTCTCTGCTATCTCGGAGTACTTGGCTACATCAGCCCAAAATATATTTTCCGTCTCTTGTAAATACTCTAATTCAAACTCATCAGATTCATAAAATGAAATAGGCATAAATGGATGCCATAATATATCACCCTTCATCTTCCAGAACCTTGCTTTATCCGATATGGGCATATCATCAAATAGCATCGAAGGGTGCTGATCTGTGTAACTCTTTATCTCATTCTGGACGGATATTAATTGTTCTTTACGATGCTCATTATATGGCTGTACCCATATAGCATGTCCTGAAACATAAATATCCGCCCGTGTATGCATGGGTGCAATATAGCCCTAATCCGCCATAAGGCATAATTAGGGCTATCTGCTTAGGTAGGATTGACAAGAACAACGTCTGATACAGCTCGCTGTGTTGCCGTGATCTGTACTCCTGTACGGTTACCGTCATACACACGAACAGCGCTAACATAGGTAGGCCCAATGTTAAGGGTTTGTGCGCCTGTTGCACCGCTTAGAACGATACGAGCCAGCGTTGGTGTCACCGTGCTATTGGTATAAACACGGGTATCGCTATACAAATTAGCATTGAAAGAAAGAATCGTAGCTTCGACATCAAAGTAGGCTGGCAATGTTTGGCCATTTTCTACCATATCCGATGTCGGAGTTACCGTTACGGTAGCCGATTCGCTGACATTCAATGGATAATATGTAAGATTACTACCATCAGCATTTGCGATGCCAACGTTAGTAAAAATAATTGGTTTAGTTACTGACATATTAAATTAGTTTTGAATGGTGGATAGATCTTTAATTGCTGTGAAGTTCATCGTCATCGTAACGAATATCTGATTACGGATTATCGTACTTGAACCATTATATCCCAATGTATAAATCCTATTAGCCGTTACCGTCCCAGCATCTAACTGTGCAGCCCAATCAATGATTGCATCTTTTAGATCTAACAACGGTAACTCGCCCCTGGACGCATCGTCATTCACATAAGCGCGTTTAACACTTATATCAAAACCATACGTCATCGTAGATAGGTTAGCGATATTAGCCCCTACAGCATCACTCACATCCTCGCTCTGCTCATAAATGCCAACTCTGGCACGAACAATATCTTTACGGGATGTTTCCAAATCTTCTAAATTTGCCCTGTAAGCCTCGATAAGTACCGTGTCGTCACTCAAGTACTTCTTAAGACTTTTGATAAGCGTAAGGATAATATTACGGCTGTTTTTAGGCATTTAATCCGTTCATAATATTACCGATGTGCTTAAATAACTTCTGCTTAGTTTCTTCTGGAACATTGAGCCAAGTCTTAGGGAAGATCTCCCTATAAACGGCTAAGTTTCTACCGTTTAAAACCTTGCCAAAATGATGTTCATAGAATATTTCGCCACCACTTCTAAAACCAATCTCAGCATACGTTTTCGATGGTGGACTAAGCTGATGATACTCAATACGTTTTTGTTTCATACGTAGATCTACATAGCTAGTCTGATAGCCTTGATCTTTCCTTGTTTTTGTATGCCAAGTACCGTATTGACTGTCATATCGTAGATTTTTAAAAGATCTGCCAGAATTTGTAAGTTCATTCATCTGTTTAAAAATGTCTAACAGAAACTCATTACCAGCTTCTGGCACAACTCGCTTTAATCTGCGGTCTAAAATAGCCCCTAACTGTTTGCCAAGGGTATCCATTACTCGGATGCCGTCTCCACCTTGCTAGATGTGCGCGATTGTAATGGCTGTACTACGCCTTGCGTAGCAAGTTCGTTTAAATACAAACGCTCCATATCAGAATGTGATTGTACAACATCGCCAGCTTTATACTTATACACGACTGCACCGTCTATAGTAAAGCAAGCATCTTCGATGACTAAATAATCCATTATATTTTTCTTATGTAGGTTTCAAGTAACATTCTTGATTCCATTGTCAATCCATTTACAATAGCCACCGATGTCTGATTGGCATCCTGACGATTCTTGTACTGGAAATTAAGCTCTTGCACACACGCCATGCGAATAGCATCTGGGCATTCACCATCTTCATATCCACTCCAATAGGTTACTGTAATTGAGTAAACATCTATTGGCATAGATATTATTTGTATCTCTTTAAACTCTAATCCTTGTACGTAATAATGCGTGCCAAGTACTAATGTTGTGGCATTACCTTGTATATCTTTAGCAACAACGCTCGATACTTCCCCATGTGGACCATAAGATAAGACAAGTCTTGCCATAGGATTCTTCCAATAGGATTGACGCTGCCTTTTAGTTAGATCTAATTTGATATAGCGACCAACTTGATCTTCAATAGCTCCAATAATCATAGATATATAGGCATCGGAGTTATTGTCATAAACAGGCAGGATATTCTTGCTTTCGTTTATGCCAATTACAGGAAGATTAGACTTAGTGCCAGGAACAATAATGGTTTGATTAGGATATATCGAAGACGTATTGACTCCTGTTAAAGAATCAAATTGTCTCGAAAACAGCCCTGATAAAGTACTATTGTAGTATATCATACCTTCATCTTAAGAACCTTTGGAGCCTGCACTTTATTTTCCTGTGGCATAGGACGATCATAAACTGCTGGATCATACATTTTTGCATCACCTGCCTCTAAGGCTAGCTTAAAAGCAGTTACTTCTTGCGGATGTTTAGCCGAATGCACACTACCTGCGTCATAGATTCTAGTAGCGCTGCCATTATAGGATAGTTCGACAGTTTTGGTGAATATTACTTGCATAATCCAACAGATATTTAAAAAAAACAGTAAGGGATACGCCATTATAGCGTATCCCTTATCGGGCTAACTAGGTCGGAGTCTCTAGCGCATTGCCAAGGACAGCCGTAACAGATGCGGCAGATCCAAAAGCAGCACCTGGGTCTAGTTCAACGAATACATAACGCTTTGTTGGCACAACGGATGCCGTAAATGTTGTATTCGCATTGTTTAATACTGGGTTATCAATGATACGACCAGCATCAATCGCCGAAGCAGCACTACGTGTGGTTGTATCACCCTCGTAGAAAGACATTACAGCGTTGATAGTAGCATTAGTATTGCCAGATCCTACGGTAGCAACGAAGGCTACACTTTCAAATCCAGCCATATCAACAGCCGTGCTATTGATGTTTGCTGTACCAACGGTTTGTGGCACAATCGCTGCTGCGCCTTTAATTACACTACCTAAATCAAATGAAGCCATTGTTCAATCTCCTTTATTAACCTGCAGTCATTGTTAGTTGAACAAGTGCTTCTTCCTTGATCACATTTCCACCTACACGGCTCATAATGTGCATATTACGCACAAAGGAGGAAGCCTCCGTATAGAAATCATCGATCATATACATATCGGTATGCATAGTAACCTCATAACCTTGCGAGAAGTCACCATAGATGATAGGTACTTGAGCAGCAGTAAAGTTACCGCTTACACGACCAGCTAAGTCGCCAGGGCGTGACAAGGCAACAGGAGCACCAAGCAATACGGTACCAGTTCTACGTGTGAAATCTTGTTCCCAGGTATATTGTAGTCCGTTAGTTGCAGAAAGCACTAAAGAACGAATATAAGCGCGAGTATAACGATCAAATAACCATGTTGCGTTAGCATGATATGGTTCTTTAAGTTGTGCCTGTAAGCGGATAAGCATATCCGTTGTTAGAGCTAAGCCAGCAGAATCATAGTTAGTGATATTACCAACAAGGCCACGAGGCTTGCCAATGCCATTACCAGTAGTAAAGGCTGTACCAAAGTCAGCAGCAAAATCTTCACGGTAGGCTTGTACTAGCTCATTAACTAAATTATAAGCTGTGTCCTGCTCGTTTTCAATCGTCCATCCATACTGTGCGGCCCATTTTTGTGGCGGGATTGAGATCTCACCATAGGTAGGCTTGGTCTTGGTATTAGACGCTTCTTCGGCTAGCCAGCGACCACCAGGGGTGCTTGTACGTACTCTGCGCTTATAATCACTGCGATTAGTACGTGTTACACGAGCAAGGCTTAATACTGGAGTTGCCTCTACGACATTCTTAATGATCTCTGCGCTGATAGCAGCAGGAAGCAATAATGCACCAGAAGCAGCAAAGTCAAAACGAACTAAATTGTCGCTTTTAACTTCAAAATTGTGGTAGCCGCTTTTGACATCTACTTTTTGGCTTACTTCGTTACGATAGCCTTGTCCTTTAACAAACAGAGAGAAAGCATCTTTAAATGTCTTTACGTGCTCATTCTCATCTAATGTAACAGGCTCAATGGTCTTACGAGCCTCAACAAGGCTCTCTAAATAATCAAAACGCTCATTGATATTACGGAATGAATCTTCGCTTTTAACTTCAAGCGAACCTGTGGATGAATCCACATAGTTCTTGAGTTCACCAACTAAAGATTCTAATTCCGCCTTAATTTCGACGGTATTCATCTAGTGATAATTAGAATTGTGGAAAAATCAAGAACGAGTGGGTCGACCGCCTCAAACTTGCGAATTGCCTTCTGGCGCATCCAACTGTGACCAAAATACAGCCTTTGCTGCAAATTTCAAACGTCTTAGTTTCGCATCGGATATAAGCGCATCAGTATTCATTGGAAACGGAGTAATGCTTACTTCTTCTAATGCAATCTCTAGTAGTTCTCTACGGCCATCAGCTAACATATTTTTCTTCTTGGTATTATATCCAATAGATAAACCCATAGGGACGCCCCGATCATGTACAAACTTAAGCTTTGTATAATTAGCTTTGACCTCTGGATCATCTAATGGCAATTCACCACGCAGCATCAAGCCTTTTTCAGAATCCTGTAGGTATGCAACACCAGCAATATCTTTAGTCTTATAACCGTGATCAAAAAGCAGCAATACTTTGCCTTTTTTATGATTCAACGTCTGTGTGAATGCACCTTTACGCACAATATCACCACCTAAGTCCGTATTGCCATACGTAGACGCCATTCCTTCAATAATGCCAATAGACATTCCGTCTTTATCGTAGATATCCATTTTAGCCTCTTTAAGCTTGGCAACGATCTTCTGATCATTTTCTACGACATCTACAGGAGCGATCAAATGAAACGCATTTTTGCTATGCGTAACCTCAATGCCCGTAAAGGTCAGATTATCATTAAACTTATCAATGATCTCTACAGATAATTCATCATCCGTAATATTTGTAACAACACCTATTGTGTATCCTATTTTAGATTCAAAGCCTACGTACATTCCTTTCATGTATTGTACATCGCTAAGCAATGTAATATCGGAGTCGATAGGTACATCGAATAGCATATCTGTAGGTTCATACCGTCCGTTAGTTTCTGCGTAAACCCTTACAGTATAAAGCGTTGTGTCATCGCTAGCATATTCAATAGCGCCTTTATATGGCAATCCTTCATAGCTAAAACTAACCATATCGCCTACTTGGAAGCGCCTTTCTTGATCCTCCATTGTCGAATCATCAGAAGAAAACACTTCCTGTTTCTGATCCAACAATTTATGCTCATTGGTTTCTATTGTCTTAACAATAGAATCAATCTTAGCTAAAATGTTATCAAACTTGTTCATTGTTATCTCCTGTCGATCTAGGCTGTCTTGGTGTTGATAAATAGCGTTGTAGAACATCCCCACCATCTTTACGGGAATATCCTAATTCTTCACGAGCTTCATTCGGTGTGATGATTCCAGCATCAACCATTCTAGTTAATCGCTCTGCTGCGAAGCCACGATCTTCTTGAATGGATTCAATGCGATCTACATCTAATTTAATTACAGGCGAATCAGCATAGTATTTTGATAGTTGCTTAGTGATTGCACCGTAAATCTTGCGCGCCATTGGTATAGAAGCCTCCATATACAAGGCTTTTCTAGCTTCTCTATAGTTTGAATAGGTTTTATTGCCTGCATCATTTAGCAGTTCCGAACTAACTCCAAACGACATTAATATCATTCGCATAGCCATCATGACTGCTTTTTCCCATTCTGCATCGTGTGGAGCAGTAAATAATGGCTTTAATTCCATATTACCGCTCACAATGGTCAATTCATGTGCGTTATTAGCGCCACGTTGCTGTCTCCAATTCTCTTTAGCCTCATTTTGTTCTTCTTTAATCATAGATGGAGAAACAGCAATAACTGGTGGAACGCCACCAGCTAAAGCGATGTTCTTATTCCAGGTTACACCTGCATTGTATAGATCAACCAGCTCTGCCGTTGGTATGCCTGGGCTCATTCCGTGCCAATACTCTGAAAGTGACGGTCTTTTGATAAAAATGATCTCATCAAGACCAAAATCGACCGTATTACTGTCTCTAAACTTAAATCCGCTTACAGGACGTATGTAATCACCCATAACAGGGTTAATATTTTGCGATGGAATGACGATAAGCCCTAGCGGACGCTTTTTACCATGTTTACTGTAGGTGATTTGTGCATAAGTCTCACCAGTAACAACCAAATAAAGCGTCAAGCGCTCTATAAATTCGGTTCTGGATTCGGTTAACTCCATCGTTTTTAGGATGGGATGTTCCGTTGTCTGCACTACACGACCATTATTTTTAGCATCAACATAGACTGGTATGTCTGCAACAGTCTGTGCAATGATATTACAAGCGCTATAAAAGGCTGCGTTACGCTCATAAGCTTGTGATATTAGCTTCTCTTTAGGCCATCTTGAATAGTTTTCCCATCCCTGAGCCCATACCATTGCCCTCCATAGCTTAGTATTGAGCTCATACGTTGACTTTCGGCTAAAAAGTGACTGTAATCTCTTTGTAAATGTCATACGATTGTTACTCTTGCCCTTCCAGGATATACTTTATTAAAATAATACCATACAGCGTACCTCGCTGTATCTGTTTCGTGCGATCTAACGCCAGATCCTTGTCTATAATCCCCTGATTTATCTATTTCCCCATATCTATCTGCTCTTGCTGCCGACAATGAAGCGTAAACGTTACGCTCAAAGCGGTTAAAATAGACAAGTCCTGATCTTAACGCCCAATTGAGGCATAAAATAGTATCTTTTACGTTAGGATTGCTCGGAGGCACCACAAAACGCAATCTTTCGTAGCCTAAAACGTCTATAAATGCTCGTTTTACTGTTTGCCACATAGACATAGATACCGCAGCCGTCCGTGATTCACCACTAGCGTCCCCATTTAGGAAGATGCGACCACGCATACCTTTTAATTCATCAGCTAGTGCTAACGCATCATCGTGAACCGTTGCATTCCTAAACTGCCAAGATTTAACGCATCCTATAATATCATTGCCACTTTCGTGCTTACCTATTATCTGCCAAGCACTTACGGCTCTATATTCTACGTTAAAATCCCACGATAGCATAATATCATCATCATAGTTGATGCTAATATCTTCTCGTAACTGTGATGAATCGGTAGCAAAGATACCTGTACCCTGTAAGGATACGCGTTCGCCATCTAAGAATCGTTTTAACTGGCTACCCGAATAGGTAGCACGTAGTGTTTTCTCGTATTCTTCGGCAAACTGACGATCTGGATTATCTTTTAGGCCAAGCTCGTAGATTTTATACTCTGCACGTTCGATAAAATTGTACATAAACGCATCTGGCTCGCTAGGCATGGATGTAATCCTGCGTTTGGCTTTGCCTTTACGGATACGTGAATGGAACGTTTCTAGCGCTTTAGGCTCATAAAATGATGCTTCATCTGCCCATCCCCAATGGTACTGAACCGATTCAATCTTTTCAATGGCTGTAATTTCAGCGCTACGCAAGTGAATGATACTATCGAATACTCTAAGCACCATTGTCTGCTGATTAAAATGGTATGGCCATTGCAATTCTTTAAGCATACGTTCAACATCCTGGACAAAGATATCTCTTGTCTGTTGTAACGTATTAAGCATGATAAGTCCCTGTGAGTTTGGCTGCTCGGCTATTTGAGCCATAACAAAGCATGCACCGGCAAATGTTTTGCCTGTACCTTTCCCAGCAATAACAGCAAGATTCTGATGGCTACCGTTTATAAAATCATCCTGAAACGGTGCTAGCGTATATAGAACTTGTGCTTTTGCTGTCGCTGTACTCATTTAGCATGGACTTTAATAGAGATATCGTTTACACGTTGATCTATCTTCTCACCAGCCTCTATTCTTGCTATAACACTGTAAGCGACTTGTTCGCTTACCTGGCAGGATACATATTCTCTGCTGTCTCCTGTCAACTTATATATAACAGCATTGCCTCGTTTCCCATCGCTCATCGTACAAGGCTTTTTAACAACATCGTATGGCATTATACAAAAGCTACAATATCAGATGCTGTCGTATTCGTGTTGCTTACACGTACTACGCTAGCATCGAAGAAAGTACCATTAGAAAGATTTTTTAATATGACTGGCGTTTGTCCGTCACCAGATAGCGTAATATTTAGATCGCCACCCGTACCAACGTACAACATATTAGCTGGAGTCTGTAAGTTTGCGGTATCGCTAGGTGCAACGGCAAAAGCAATGTGGAAATTGCTTAATAGACTACTTGACATAGTGTTCCAAGTAAAGAATGTTTTTTTTAAAGGTACGAACCTATATATAAATATAAAACAAGCTTAATTTGCTTTTTGTGGCGCATTAAGAATGCTATTACACTTGTTAATAAAGTTCTCTAATGACTTATTGTGTATGATCTGAAACGCATGATAACTCATTTCTGTGCCAATATGATCAAATGTAGTGCCTATACCATAATGTGGCATTCCATCTTTTAGCGCCCAGCTTTCACATTCTTTAGGTGATTGCTCATAATGCTTAGGCATATACATAATCATAGGCCATCCGCGTTCTTCCCACGCATAAGTAAGTTCTTCTCCTACATCACCTCGTTCTGTTTCTACAAAGCTAGGGCGACCAAGAATATCCCATGATTGTAGATTAATGCCTATAAATGACGGAGCTACAAAAACGTGTTGATCATTGTTAATATGATTGCTACGCTGAATGTTGCCTACCAATTTGCCTTTATTAGCTTGATATAATGTGTATTCAATAGCATAATTACTGAGCGGTATAGCATCAATATCCATAATCAATGCCACATCGTAACCCTTTTTAATACATGTATTTAGTAGCATGTCACAGGTTTTGCCATGTGGTTTGTCAGTAAGTACTTGTTTAAACGTATATTCAGCGCATATCGCATTCATTACTTTGAACTGATACTCGCGCACTAAGGGATTTACATTCGCCATGTAAGGCGATAGAATGATAGCTTTCATTAATAATCTATAATGTTCTTAAAGTGAGGGATTAAATGATCTGGAGCAAAGTAATTCATTGTATGTAGTCCACTACATTGCTCATAAATTTTGCCATATCGAGATATCATGTACTGCGTAAGCACTCTATCCATTCCCCATCCGCCATCAATAGCTCGTAGCATAAATAGATTATCTTTTCTAAAGCACCAGCATGATGTGTCAACGAGCGCATATCCCAATTCTGAATCGGCAACGCCTGTGCTTTCTCGGTTATCATAGCCTAACAGCACGCCTTCTTTGGTGTAGATTTTTCTACGTGAAAACGCAAATCCATATTGCTCCGCAATCGGTAGCAAAGATTCCACGTGATTACGGTCATAAGTATTATCCTCATCTAGTAGGAATAAGTAATCGCAATCGATGATCTGTGAATAATTAGCATAGATGCGATGACCGTAAAATCCGCCAGCACCCGTATTATCTGGCACTGTATAAATCTTTGGAGTCATCCCTTCGCCTACCCATCCCTTCATAGCTTTCTTGCTAACCTCGGCATGATACTTCTTCCCATCCGCAACCACCACATGTCTTACTGTAACACTTTGCCCCCCAACGCTTTCCACGCATCGTGCCAGCTCCTCCGTCCCTATACTTGGTGTCAGA